TATCGCTCTGAAAGGATTGAAAGCGGCTCTCATATCAACAGGCATCGGTGCAATCGTCGTGCTTGTCGGAGAGTTGGTTTCATGGCTCACCACTCTCTTTGATTCTATATCAGAGGCAGAGGAACGAGAGAAAGACCTTAATGAGGTGATGGATGAGGGCGCAAAAGCCTACGGAAAGGCTCAGGCAGAGATTTCGGGATATATCACCAAGATAGAGACATTCAATGGTACAAAGAAGCAGGAGAAAGAGTTAGTCAAAGAGCTTAATTCTAAGTATGGAGAGGCTCTCGGATATTATAATTCCCTCTCTCAATGGAAAAATGTTCTCATTACCAAAGGTGAAGCCTATTGTCAGATGCTACTCAAAGAGGCAGAGGCACAGGCTATCCTGAATAAATATACTGAGGCATTCATCGCTCTTGAAGAAGCTCGTCACAAGAAAGCGAGCGAGTATGGACATTGGTACACCACCAAAGCAGGAGATGAGCAGCGTAAGAAAGAAGCTATCGAGGATGCTCAGAATACCGCTGATTATTGGATGCAAGCCTATAAGGATAAGATGGCAGAGGCTCAGAGTGTGAAGATTGATTTCAATATAGGCGGTCATACAGACCCGAAATCAGGCGGTAGCGGAAAGAGCGGAAAGAGTGGCTCTGACTTCGACCCGAAAAAGGCAGCTCTCGAAACTCAGAAAGCTATCGATGATTATAAGGATAAGGTCAAGAAATATCTCAAAGGGGCGAATGATGAAGTGAATCAGCTCATCATCGATTCTCAGGAGGAAGGTCTGATAAAGGAACTCAATGTGTCTCGGAGTGCTACTCGCAGAAGACTCGAAGATTGGGAAAATCAGCTCAGGCAGCTCGCAGAGCAGAGGAAAGCTATGCTCAAAGCGGTATATATGCAGCAGAAAGGAGCTACTGAGGTCGGTTGGTCTGAATCTGATGCAGGAAAGAAAACTATTGAGCAATATCAGGCAGATTTGCTCAATGATGGCGTATGGGGGCAGTTACTCACATCGATTGCTCAGAAACGCAAAGAAACATTGCGTCAGGCTTTCGGTGGTACTGATGCTGAATGGCTTGAAAGCGATGCAGGGAAAAAGCCTATCGAAGAATATGCAAGAGAGCTTGTCGAGAATACCGAATGGGATAGTCTTATGCGTCAGCTCGCAGAGAAACGCAAAGAGGCTCTCCGCACCCTGTATATGCAGCAGGCTGGAGTGACTGAACAAGGTTGGCTCAATTCTGACGAGGGCAAGAAGTCTATCGATGACTACATCGAAGAACTCTCACAAGAGGAAAGTGCAGCAAAAGACTTCTATCGGGTATTGTCTCAGATAACAGAGAATGGCAGACGAGAACTTTCTAATATCCGTCAGAGATACGATGATATGCTGATTGAGCAATACGGAACGAATCTGCAAAAGCAAGAACTTCTGCTTCGTAAATGGATGAACAAGATGAAATTCCTCCCTGCTGAATATGTCGCAGAGGCAACAAGGCAGATGGATGAAGAATTCGCTAAACTCAGTTCAGAGAATTTCAAGGAAATCATCGATTGGGATAGTGTTTTTGGCTCTCTTGATAAGCAATCTATTCAATCCCTGCAAATCAATCTCGAAAGGGTGAAAAAGTACTTCGAGGAAAACAAGGAATCGATGGATGGCAAGGAAATCAAGGAATATACCGATGCTATCAAGCAGATGGAGGATGAGATTGCCTCTCGCAATCCCTTTGCAGCCATGCACAAATCCATCAAGGATATGTCGGCATCCAAGACGGAACTCGTCAATGCTCTCAAAGAATTATCTACCGCACAGAATGAACTCAATGCAGCGGAAGAAGCGTATAAAAATGCTATGCAGGAGCAGAGAGAGGTCAACGAGGCTATCGAGAGAGGCGAACTCGCCCAAGATTGCCAACAACAGACCGATGCTGCAAATAAGCTCAGAGAAGCGACTGAAAGGCTTGCAGATGCTCAGAGAAAGAATGCTCAGGCAGAGAATAATGTCATCAAATCACGAAATAATCTCACACAGTCCTATAAGAGCTTCGCTCAGAATCTAAGGAGCGCAGGAGGAGTGATTAAAGATGTCGGAGGAAAGGCAAAGAATCTCGCTAAGATATTCTCTGACGATGTGGCTGATAGTATAGGGAAAGGTCTTGATTTCGTTGATGAGATACTCGATGCCACTTCTTCTGTCATCGATGCAATCTCTGATGTCGGAAAGAGTGCAGCCAAGGGAGTTGAAAGTACGGTCAGCGCAGCCGCTCAGGGTTCAAAGGCGGCAGCCGCAGCAGGAGCGACCGCAATCTCCACCATCGAGAAAGCCTCTGTCATCCTCGCAGTCATCTCAGCAGCTCTCCAAGTGGCTACGGCTATCGCCAATTTGTTCAATAATGACGATGAGAAGCAGGAGGAAATCGAGCGTTTGCAGGAACGTATCGACCAACTGCAATGGGAATTGGATAATAGAGACGTTGTAAGGCTTCAAGAAAAATATGGCGATGCGGTTGCAAAGGTTAGGGATATATATAATGAGACTCTAAATGCTTGCTATGCCCTGCATCAAGAAGAAATGAATGGCGCAGACATCATTACGAAGATAAGAACTCGAATGATTGCGCAGAATGAAGCTTACCAAAAGTCTATCGAAAAGATTGCTGATTATTGGGCAAATATAGATTATACTGCCAATCGTGCGCTCGGCTCAGTCAAGTATGACGAAGCTCGTGATAAGCTCAAAAATATGGCAGAACAACAACTGCTCATCCAACAGCAAATCAACGCAGAGAAAGATAAAAAGCATACAGATTGGGGTTCTGTCTCTGATATGGAGGATAAGATAAGGGAATTGGCTGGAGAAATGGCTGACCTTATCAATGAGCTTATGGATGATATTATAGGCTCAACCGCAGAGGATTTGGCTCAGACTTTGGGAGATGCTTTCTTTGATGCAGTCGCACAAGGCGAGGATGCGATGGAGGCTTGGCATCAAAAGGTCAATGAGATAGTCAGGGATATTCTGAAAAGAATGATGATTACTCAGTTCCTCGAACCTGCTATCGGCAAAATCTTCGATAAATACAGGAAGGTTTGGTTTGATGAGAAAGGCAATTTCCAAGGCATCGATACGGTCAAGAATTCTGCTAATAACTTTGCTAATGACCTGAATAATGCAGGAGAGCAATTCTCGCAGATATACTCGGCACTCAATCAGGGAATGAAAGACCTCTTTGAAGATACCGCAGAGAGGCAGGGAGAGAGCAGAGGTATAGCGACCGCATCTCAGGATAGTGTCGATGAGAATAATGCTCGCCTCACGACCATTCAGGGGCATACCTATTCACTCGTGCAGGGAGTGACCGAACTCAATGCTACGAGTAATCAGATTCTCGCTCGTGTGACAGGAATCGAGCGAAATACCGATGAGACAAATAATAAGCTCGATAATATGAATACTCGTATCAAGCGTATCGAGGATAGTGTGGACGATATTCAGCGAGCAGGAATCAAGATTAAAGTGTAAAGCGATGAAAGAGATTAAAGAAGCACAAGAGAAATGGAAAGCTGCCAAGAATGCAGCTCAGAACCGATGCGAGAAATCTCATAATTATGAGATGGCTCGTAAGCTCGGAGCGTGTCAGATGTTCACAGGCGAGGAATCTATGGAGGAAATGATTAACCTCATGTTTTCACCTCAGGGCGCAGAATTCCTCACAGAAAACCATTTCCCCGACATCGCAACATTCCGAAAGTTCAAGAAGTATCATCCTGAACGATTCGGAGTCTATATCGATGCAGGGAAAATCACGCTCTCAGAGGCTCGAAAAGCTTTCTTGGTAGGTAATACTATCGCAGAGATGAAATACTCTCAAATCGCAGGAAATCGCTTGATTCTGATGTGTGGGGCATCTGCTCATATTGAAGCTTCGGGATATTCCATCGTGAAGATAGAGAAAGATGATGTCTCAAAGGTAGAAATCGTGAAATCTGATTATGCTAAGGTATTGCAATGAGAGAAACAGGAAAATTATTCATTGATGGTCGGGATGCTATGCTCGAATATGGCATCTTTGTTGAGAAGGGCGGCTATAAGGGAGTCGTTCAGATGCCATCTTTCAAAACACTCGATACAACCGAATGGGAGGAATTCGATGGTATCGAGGTTGATTTGCTTTCTCCTGTTCTCGATACCCGACAATTTCAGATTCAGTTCTGCATCACGAATGTGCGATATGCTGAGGATTTCTTCGATGACCTTGCCACAGGCGCATATCATAATTTCCAATTCACAGAACTCGGAAAGACCTATCGACTGAGGATGGTGTCGAATGGCTCATTCTCATCGTTTATAAAGCTCGGAAAACTCACTCTTACCTTTGCTGACGATTTCCCTGTTGTGCCATCAGGAAATCCGTATCAGCTTGGTAAGAGCGAAGTCCGACAATCGGGATATGAGCTTGATGGAATCGATTTCTCTCAGTTCGGCTCATACATTCTCAGAGGCTCAGATGATAGTATCAGGAAAGCGGCGAATATCCGTGATGCTTTGAAGATAAGCGTGAAATCCATCTCAGGAATCGATTATGATGATGAGGAAGTGCATTTCAAGGCAAAAGATGTCACTCTGAAACTACTCATCGATGCTGAGAATATAACCGAGTTTTGGAGACGATACAATTCTCTCTTTGCTATCCTCATGCAGTCAGAATCTCGCATCCTCTATTTCGCAAATCTCCCTGCTGAATATGACTGCTATTATAAGAGCATGAGCGTCTCTAAATTCGAGATATTGAGAGATGGGAAGATTTGGTGTGAGTTCTCTGTGATTCTGACATTCACCGCCTATCGTCCTGAAAGCTCATGGATGCTGCTTGCGACAGAAGATTTCGATTGGGTCATCACAGAAGATGCAGAGAATCCTGCTCGTATCAAGGTTCGTCCGAAATACGGCATTTCCTTACTCGTCACAGAGGATGGAAAATACATCATCACTGAAAGCGATAGCGATAAAATTTATATCAATAATCAAAATTAAAGCAATATGGCAGACCAAAAGAAAAGAATTTCAGAGTTGCCCGAAAGTCAATCCACACAAGGATTATATACTATCGGTGTGAACGCTCAGAATGAGAGTGTCAAAGTGCCTCTCGGTTCTATCTTGGCAGGGTATGACCAAGCGGCTCAGGATGCAGCTCAGGCGAAACAGACCGCAAATGCTGCTCAACAGGATGCTGCTTCGGCTACTCAGACTGCGAATAGTGCCTCACAAGCTGCCTCGCAAGCGCAACAGGCTGCTGCTTCGGCAGAGGAAACCGCAGGAAATGCAGACGATAAGGCGACCGATGCTCTTTCTATTGCCAAGAATACATCTACTAAGAGATTCTATGGCATCGTTGATTCTGCTACTATCCTCAATCAGTCAACGACTGCATCGGGCATAGTGGTTTATGTGAAAAATAGTGGTAAGTTCGCTCTGCGAGTATATTCAGGAGGCAGCTTCAAGTATTATTCTAATTGGGAAGGTGCAGATGAGTATATGGATAGTACTCGCACTTATCCTATCGCTGATAAGCTCTATATCTTCGATGGTCTTATCTATTCGTGGAATGAAGATGATGAAGCTCTCAAAGTCGTAGGCAATGACCCTGAGGAACTCGCAGCAATCAGACAATCCATCGATGATGCAAAAGCAGAGTTGCAGGAAGAAATCGTTGCTGCTCTGTTCATCAATGTCAATAAGATGTTCAGCACGAGTACCCCGATGTCGCTTGGTACGGCTTTGGGATTGCTCTATGATAATGACGAATCCCGATATTACAAAGCTCAGGGTGTTGTCATCACTTTCCTCGGAACGAATGGAAAGATGGAGAGTTGGCAATGGCATAGCAGCGCAAAGGTTGATTTCACCGACACTACCACTTGGACGAAATTCGGAGGAACGGCAGCAGTCGGCAACTGCTACAATGTCACGAATGAAGTTCCTTTGCAGAGCGGTTACTATACCTTGCAGAATGCTATCAATGTGACATTCTCGAAAGGATTTACCTCAATCGGTATGCAGATAACTTTCGCTATCGCTCGTGGCTCATGGAAGACTTATCAGTATATCGGTGAGGATTCTCAGGAGGCGACCTTCAAGAATAGCAATAATTGGCTCGACCTTGCAGGAATGAGCGCAGGAGCAGAGACCCTTATCAATGTCGATGCTCTTTGTGGAGCTTGCACATCTGCTGCATTCTATACCCTCGAATACGCTATTGCTGCCATCCTTGCGCTCTCTACGAGTACAGGAATTGACTATGCAAAGAGCGGTCTCGTCATCACCTATCAGATTGCAGAAAACACATGGGAATGCAAGCAGTTCAAAGGAGTGGTATCTGATTTTGGAGAGCCTTCATTGTGGCAGGATTTCGGAGGCGGTGGTTCTCAGGTGGAGACCTCAGATGAACCTGAGGAAGATGGAGAGGATGCTTTCTCCACGGGTGGTGCATATACCCATCTCCCGACAGGAATCAAGCTCGATACTGAGACAGAGGGCATCGTGAAGTTGCAGCTCGAAAACGCAGAGCATGAGGGAATCGGCGATGAGATTCAGTTTGCAGTCGGCTCAGGCGGTGGCGGCGGCGGTGGCGGCACTATCGTTACTATGGCTTTCGAGACCTCGCCTTTCTATGGCAATGCAGGAAGCTCATTCATCCTCCGTGCTGCTGTTCGCTCGGTTACGACCGTAGGACAGACTGAGCAGGAGAATATGATTGCGACCATCGCTCTCATCGATAGAGATACGAATACTACTTTGGAGGTATTCAACTTCAATAAGGCTTCATCTCCATCTATGAGTACCTATGATTTCGTGATGGATGTCTCTAAGTATTTCGCCAATGCAGGAGTGCGCCGTTTCAAGTGTCTCATCACCGATGATGCAGGAAATACAGGCTCTCGCAATATCAGTGTGACTGCCGTAGATGTGACCGTGAGCAGCGTTCAGACCCTGCAATACACATCAAGCACGGCTCTCTCTGTCGGAGGAACTGCAAAGAGTATTCCTCTATTCAAGTTCGCCAACAATGCGAGCGATAAGGGCATCAATGCTATCGTGGAAATCTATATCGATGGTGCATGGCGTGAATTGGGCAATACGATTGTTCAAGATACCTATTCTCATGGCATCTCAATCGACCCGAACAACTGCCTCGGATATACGCTCGCTCATGGCTCATATCCTATCCGTGTTCATGGTGTCGATGTAGCTTCAGGAGTGGTCGGTAATTATCTATATTCGGGCATCTTCTGCATCGATGATACGAGAAATACTCCGCTCGTGGTCGAGAGTTGGATGAGTGATGGCATCTCTCCTGTCGTGAAGCTCTACGAGACCATCACCGTCAATTATGCGGTCTATGACCCGACAAGCAATGCTCCGACTGCAACCGTCTATCTGAATGGAAATGCCGTTCAGAGCCATACCGCATACCGCTCTGCTGCCTATACCTATTCACATCAGGTTTCAGGAGTGGCATCCGA